TATCTAAGATTATGGATATGGATTATCAACCTACTACTAATGAAGAGTTAGCTAATTTAATTAGTGAAAATTTCAATGTAATTTGCCATGCTAAGGATATAGAAGTATATGAAAAGCTTCATATTGAGTATGAAGATTATGAAAAATTATCAAGAATGATGCAAAATGGAAATTTAGAATTTGAAATAGAATAATTATGATGCAAATAGACATACCGCTATTAGTATTAAGTATACTTAATAAGCTTAATGATGAACAACAATATATCTCAGATGACACCAATCTAATAGAATATATTGAACGCTATTTAAAGGAATTAGATATACCTAATTCTATATTTGTAGAAATTAAAAAATAAAATTATGGGAACAATAACTAAACATGCAACAATAGAAGGTAAAACTTTAAAAGAAGCTTTTAAAAAACTTCAAGATGAAGACAGAAAAGATAAAGGAACTGATATTTATAGTGGAGGTTGGAACAATTGTCAAGGTGTAAAAGAAGTTAGTACTTCTGAATTTACAGCTAGGTTAAAAGAAAATGACATAAGTAAACATGAGCCTGCAATTGCAAAATGTTTACAAAAACCAATCATTAATAAAAATACTATTAAGACACAAGTCTTAAGTTTTCCCAACAAAGGTAGTAGAAAATGGATTACTGTATACGTTGCTGAAGATATTAATGGTAATGTCATAATTGAAGAAGAATCTCAAAGTAATGCTATTAAAAAAGCAAGAGAATATGTAGAGAAAAATTCTTCCGTTAAATTAAACGTTTACATTAGTAAAAAATTAGTAAACAATGCTACAAAAGTTGCTACTATTGTATATAAGCCTTCTAAGAATGAATCTAATGGTAGATGGCAAATTTATGGTGCAATGTCATATTAATTAAAAAATAAAACAATGGAGAAAGTAATTTATGACTTAGAACAATTTCCAAATTTTCACTCAGGTATATTTTATGATTTTAAAAATAATATTACTAAAACATTTGTAATTCATTCATCAAGAGATGAACGAGTACAGTACTTTAATTATTTAATTGATTCACAAAAAAAAATTGGAATGATTGGTTTTAATAACTTAGGTTATGATTATCCATTGTTGCATTATATTATTATAAATCATAAATCATTATTAAATAAACCTGTTGGCGAATGCTTACAGTTAATGTATGATGAGAGTCAACGCATAATTGCTGATGAAAAATCAGGCATTCCTTATTGGAAAGTTAAAATTGCACAATTGGATTTGTTTCGAATGCATCATTTTAACAATAAAGCTAAAATGACTTCATTAAAACATTTACAAATGGCAATGCATTGGGAAAATCTTCAAGAAATGCCATTTCATTATTCACATATGGTTACTTCAGAAGAAGTGTCTAGTGTGCTCGAATACAATTTAAATGATGTAATGTCAACATATCAATTTTATATTGAATCGTTAGACATGATACGTTTTAGAAGAAGGATGAATAAAATGTACGGTATTAATTGTATGAACTATCCTGATGTAAAAATTGGAGAAGAAATATTAATCATTGAAAATGCAAAAGCACTTAATATACCAATTAAAGATTTTAAACAATTACGTACCAAAAGAGGTGTAATTGCACTTAAAGATTGTATTTTACCTAATATTAAATTTAAGTCTAAAGAATTTAATAATGTATTTGAACAAATTAAAAAACAAAAAATACATGCTTTAAATACTAAAAACGTATTTGAAAAATCTGTAATATACGGAGGTGTAAAATATGATTTTGGATTAGGTGGTATACATGGGACTTGTGGTCCAGGAGTATTTCGTAGTGATGAAGAAGGAGATTTAATTCTTGTGGACGTAGACAAACTTGCGTCCAGTTTAAAAAACCCTGTTAATTCGGTGGATGCTTAACAAGTAATGTTGAAGTTAATACCGAGCTAGGCGTAAGCCGAGTGTAGAGACTATCGAAAGCACATCAAAAAAGATGGAAGCGAGTAGAGTACAGATTATCAGTCCGATAATTTGGAAACTCAGGGCAATTCTACTTGGAGTTAGGATAATAAGTTGTATATTTGTTACATGTTATTATCCACAAATGATATAGGAAGATGTGGTATTTATTGTATAATAAATATCGTCACTGGAAAAATGTATGTAGGAAAATCTAATGATATTTATCAAAGATTAGCTACACATAAATACTTGTTAAGAAAAAAAAGTAAGGATGAAAATCCTCATTTAATCAATTCTTGGCATAAATACAGTGAGGAAGCATTTTCTTATGTTGTTCTTGAATATTTAAAAAAAGATTTTGAACTAGTAAAAGAAAGAGAACTTTATTGGATATTAAAACTTAATGTTTTAAATCCTAATATAGGTTATAATTTACGATTAGATTCTAAAGGAGGTATGATACCTTCTGATGAAACTAGACGTAAACTTTCCGAAGCTCAAAAGAAACGATGGGAATGTCCTGAAGCTAGAAAAAAGAATGGAGAAATTACGAGTAAATTTTGGAAAGAAAATCCAGAAATTAAAACTCAAATGTCCAAAAACGTATCAAAAGCTAAGGAGAAATATCGTTTCAAACAATTTGAAAACATAGGTAAATGGGGTGCTCCTGAAAAAGGAAAACTCATTAAAACCTATGAAACTGTTAATCAAATTATTCAAGAAAATCCAAGTTTTAAATGGCAAAATATATATTCAGTATGCAATGGTTATAAACCTACATATATGAAATATATTTGGCAAAAGGAATTGAAGATATAGTCCGACACCCTTAGAAATAAGGGATAAAACGGAAAAGAAGTTCATACTATCCGAATTTAGCTATTAAAAATGGATTTTACCCTAAGCATCTTTCTATTAAGTTTTGTGAAGTTGGTGATAAATTATATCAACAGCGTATGAAAGCTAGAAAAAAAGGTGATAAAGAAATGGTAAATGCGATAAAGTTAGCGTTAAATGGGGCACTTTTTGGTAAAAGTAATGATGAATACAGTCCGATGTATGACACTAAATTTATGCTAGATATTACTATTAATGGACAGTTATTATTGTGCATGCTTGCAGAAAAGATTACTGATTTAAACATTAAAATAATTCAAATTAATACAGATGGTATTTTAGTAAAAGTACATTCTTCATTACGTGAAAAATTAGATAACTTATGTAAGAAGTGGGAAAAGCTTACTAATCTAACTTTAGATTATGATTTTTTCAAAGTAATAGTTCAACGAGACGTAAATAATTATTCTGGAACGTTTACAAATGGTTCAACTAAAGAAAAGGGTGCGTTTGCAATTAATAAACCTTGGAATAAGGACCATTCAATGAAAATAGTATCTATCGCAGTTGAAAAATATTTTGTAGACGGAATACCTGTAAGAACAACTATCAAAAACCATAAAGAAATATTTGATTTTTGCATAAGTCAGAAAATAGGTAAACAGTTTCAAGTAGAGCACCATTACATTAAAGAAAATCAGAAGGTAATTGATAAAGTACAAAGATTAAATAGATTTTTTATTTCTAAATTTGGAGGAGCACTTGTCAAAGTAAAGGAAGATGGTTCTGTAAGTAGATTAGTAGCAGGTAATAGTATTACTCTTTTTAATAAGGCGTATGTTAGTAATAATTATAATATAGATTATGATTACTATGTCGCTGAAGCAAATAAATTAATAAATGCTGTAGACAATGGACAAATGTCCTTATTTTAAAATACATGATTATGAAAGTATATGACTTAGTAGAAAAGTTCACAATTAAGCCCATTGAAGATATTAAGCCGAATTTTAAACTCACTAAAAAATTAGATGTAGATGCAAGTAGCCATAAAGGTTGCTTTAATTGTAATGATACCTATAACCAAATGAGTTTAAAATCTGAGGCGTGGACAAGTGTACAGTACTGTTGGAAATGTAAACACTTAAATGTGATATACCATCAAGATAGAATGGGCGGAACTTACACAGACGTAATAGAATGTTACACAGACAAGTAATTTTTATTGCACCATAACAGACAAGTGTATGCGCAGTAGCGGAATAATTAACGAAAACTTTAAATAAAAGCAGAATTATGTTAGAAAACGAAAATTTGAATGAACCGCTAAACTCGCAATTGAACATAGGTGCTGTTAGCGGTAGTAATTTTAGATTAGCAATGTATGCCTTGACTAAAATAGGTATGTTATATTGTATATTTAATACTGAATGGTTGGCATTATCAGGATTTACAATAGCGACAATATACACCTACATAGATATGATGAGCAACAATTAGTTTATTACCGCTAACGGTTTGTATATGGCACGTAGCCGAAGCACTAAATTAAAACTGAATATTAATAGGCTATTTGCTATACACTTTGTTATGTGTTGTGCGGATTTAAAGCCAAAAACTTAATTAAAATGACTGATAAAGAGATTTACGAAAGATTTATGTTATGGATAGGAATGAAGCCTTCTAAAACAAAACAAGTAAAAGAAAACACAGTAATAAGATATGATGATATTGATAACTGTGATGTTAGATTTACAAAAACTGGTTATGATGAATTTTATGCTGGTGCTGTGTTTGACGAAAACGGAAAGATTTTGAAGGCGTATATTGATTCTCACGTTGCTTATTCTTCTGATAATTGCAAGGAGATTGATAAAATGCTTGAAGATTAGTATTACATATAACACCAAAATAAGAAAACGTTTAAAAATATATGAAAATGAAAGAAAACAATGACCTTGATTTAACTATTCAAATAACTGCACTATTACAAATTTTAATATTTATAATTGATGACCTTAGTTCAGAAGTTATTTACAAACAAGAACTAAAGCAAAGAACTAATAATTATTATAATTACATCGAATCTTTTGTCACACCTATTACTAAGGAACTAGATATTAAACAGTGTGATGATTACTTAGGGATGATACAAGAATTGCAAAAAATTATTTCAACATTGCAATTATCAAGATTAACAAATAATGGAAACTAAATTAGGATACGATGGTGATTTTTCAAAAATTGTCACAATTAGTACTTTACGAAAACAAGTATTTTTAAATGCGATATGTATTACTTCTAATCTATTAGATGCTGCGACAGAAGCTGGAGTACACTTACGAACATTGTCTAAATTTGTAGATGCTGAAGAAATTTCATTAGATCAAAGGAGAATGATGAGGAAAGAATTTAAAAAGTTAAAGCTAAAAGTTAAATATCGAACCAAAATATAAAATTATGAAAATAGAAATTGCACAAAATGGCATTCAACGAATTACATTAATTCCTGAAACTGAATATGAAAAAGTATTCCTTAGAGACTTTGGTAAAGCAAAGGGTACACAAATTACATTAGTAGATAAACCTACTCCTGTAATGCATGGTACAATTAGTGAAGGGTTGCTAGTAGAAACAATTAAAAATGAAATAGTTATAAATAATCCTTAACTATTTCATATATTAGTAAAAATTTATAATATGTATTATACAGCAGAGCAATTAATTGAAATGGCTTCTAGAGGAGAAGGATTTTCAAGAATCCCAGAAGGGTACTGGTTAGTACCAATTCGCAGAAATCAAGCTGATCAAAAGGCTAATGAATTTAATGACGTAGTGCATTTAATGCATGGTAGAAAGCTAATAACCTCTACAACATGTACAACAACACCAGGTTTACCAGCATTGCAAGGAGGGTTTAAAAAGTACAACAGTCAAGGTGCAGCTGTAGTTTGTGCAAATGTTTGGATGTACAATGCCTTCAGTTACGGATTACATTCAGGTAAAATGAGATGTTTAAGAGAGGTAAAACCTATCCTAACAACTAGAGACGGTAACATGAATAGTGTTGCAGAGGAATATGGAAAAAGACATTTAGGTATGTGGTACACCAATTTTCATGCTGCTTCTTATAAGTATTTAGACACTATTGTGCGTAAATGGATAGGTCATTGGTCTTATGGGTGCATTGTATGTAATAACAGAGTAGAATATGATAAAATTATTGACTTAACAATGTCACAAAAAGGTGTGAGCATGATTATCTTAAATGAGTTTTCTGTGTAATGGAAATATTAATACTAATTGTAATAATGGCTATTATAATTGGAATTATACTAGATAAATATTTTAACAATATTTAAGAATTTCGAAAAAGGTTAGGTAAGACTTTGGTGGGCAGTGTGAGCCCACCTTTTTTATTTTAAATAATTTACAAATGGAAAACAAAACTGAAGAGCAAAAAATAATTGAATACCTAAATAAAGTTATTTATACAGGAATTAATAAGAAAGCTAAGTGTAGAAAAAGAGTATATGTTGACCCTAGGAATTATTTAATGGGTCTATTATATCATAAGTACCATTATATTGAGGAAGAATTAGCATCTATTTTTAAAAAGGATAGATGTACAATAAATCATTCTAAACATTTAGCATATTATAACAGAATGGATTCTACATTTATTGAAAATACAACAGAAGTACGAAAACTATTTCCCTATACATTTACCGCACCTGAAAAGAAAGTGCGTCAATTAAAACAATTTTCAATAAAAATGTACATCAATGAGAATGATTTAGAAAAATTAAAAGAATACAGAGATAAGACAGAGTTTGGTCATTTAGGACGAGCTGCTGGACACTTTTTTAATAAAAATATTGATAAAATCTTAAAAACTTTATAATTATGAATAAGAGAGAACAAGTGCAATCTGAAGCTACTCAAGCAATTGTAGACAATAAATTTAGAGGAATAATAGAAGTTGCACCAAGAGTAGGTAAAACGAAGATTGCAATTGATGCTCTTAATACAATTCCTAAAGATAAAAAATTAAATGTATTAATATTAGCACCTGAACTTCCTATTTTCGATGGTTGGAAACTAGATATTGTTAAATGGAAGTTAAGAAAAGGTATTAATATTGAATATTGTTGGAGCAATAGTTTGAAAAAACTTAATAAGAAGTACCATTTAATAATTGCTGATGAAATTCATGAGTATAATGAAAAGGTATTAAAAGAAATAAGCATACGTCAAACCGAACAAGGTACTCGTGTACTTGGATTAACAGGTACGTTAGACGCTAATACTAAAGAATTTGTTGAATTTTGGTTAGGTATTTCCCCAATATACTCATATAGTATAGCTGAAGCAATTGCTGATAAAATAGTAGCAGATTATAAAATAATATGTGTAGGTTGTGAATTAGATGATGAAGAAAAGTATGTATTATCTGGCTCAAAAGACAAACCGTTTATACAAACTGAAAAAAAGGCATATGAATATTGGAATAATCAATATGAAAAAATGGTTTCGTTAATGAGATATAAAAATTTAAAATTTTTAATGGGTAAACGAAAGGAAATTATTTATAATTCAAGAACTAAGGCAAATGTTACTAAACTACTTATTGATAATTCAGACAGATGTATTATTTTTACAGGTTTACAAAAAATAGCAGACAGTCTTGGTGAAGCATCTTATCACAGTAAATCTAAAAAAGACACATTAGATAATTTTAAAAATGAAGTTGTAAATAAACTATCAGTTGTTTCTATGATTTCAATGGGTGTTACAATAAATAACCTTAAAGATGCAATTTTTAATCAACTAAAAAGTAATGAAAACTTAGCAGTACAGCAAGCAATGAGAACAATGAATATTGAAGGTGATAAAATTGCTACTATATGGATAGTTTATTTAAAAAACACTAGAGATGAAGTATGGTTGAACTCAGCACTTAATGGATTTGATAAAAGTAAAATAACTTATTTAAATAGTAGTGATTTATGAAGATAGAAATTGATTTAAAAAGTTGTAAATTAAATGAACTAACCCCTGACAAGTACGTGTTATTATACTTAATGTATTATAAAGAATTTTCAAAGATTGAATCATTGTTTAGTAGACCATATGCAACTAAATTAAAAAATGAATTGCAAGATACTAAGTATATACTAAGTACTCCTGACGTATCATTTAAACAAACTATCCTTAGTACTGACAATGTATGTAAATTATTAAAAATACGTTCTGAGAACATAAAGTTCATTGAATTTTACAACTCTTACCCTGTTAGGGTAGGGAACAGGATACTAAGGGCAGCTGATATAGATACTGTCATTGGTAGAAAACATGAGAAAAAATACATTAGTAAGGTTATGACAATTGTGCAACATGAAGAAGCAATTAAAAACACTAAAGCTTTTGTATTAAAACAAAAACAATCAGGAAAGCTTCCTTATTTACCTGCAATGGAAACAGTAATAAACAATGCAATGTGGGAAACATGGGCTAGTTTAGTAGATGTTCCTGGTACAGAAGAAAAGGAGTGGAATGAAGAAACAATTTAAACTATGGCAAAAATTAAATATTGGGATAAACTCCAGTTACAAATAGAAAGAGGAGAGCAAGGTTTAAATACAGGAATTCCTTTTGATGGGTTTACTACCCTTAGTGACCACATTATGAACATACAGCAACGTAGATATGATTTAATTTATGCTGGAACATCTGTTGGTAAAACAGCATTTGTTAACAATACGTATGTTTTTGGAGCAATTAATTTTCTTGAAAAACATCCTGATTATATTCATGACCTTGAAATAATTTATTATTCATTAGAAATTCCACCTGAAGACCAAATGGCTAAACATATTGCAAAATTGATTTGGGAAGAGCATGGAATATTAACTACTGTTAATGAAATTAAGAGTATGGGTAATATAAAAATTCGACCAGAAGTAAAGATGCTTATAAATAGCTATAAGAAACAAATGGAGGCTATTCAAGATAAGTACATTTATTTTAAAACAAGCTTAAGTCCAAAATCATTATTTAGAGATTTAGTAACATACGCAGAAAAAAAAGGAACAATTGTAAGAGATGCTGACGATAACATTATAGATTATATTCCAAAAAATCCTTCATTGATAACACTTATTGTTATTGACCATATTGGATTAATTGATTATTCTAAGTATAAAGATAAAAAAGAAGCTATTGACCTAGCTTCCAGATGGTTAGTATTTTTTAGAAATATGTGTAATTTTAGCCCTGTTGTAATATCTCAAATAAATAGGAGCTCTGAACAAATGGATAGAAGGGATGGTGATAATTGGCATCCTACTTTAAGTGACATTAAAGATTCAGGCAATACTTCAGAAGATGCAAATACTGTAATTGCAATAGCTAGTCCTTTTTATTATGGTGTACAAACTTGTTTAGGTTATGATATAACTAAGTATAAAGATAGATACAGGTTAGTCAAACTTTTGAAAAATAGAGATGGTAAACGAAATCTATTAGTTAATTTTTTATTTATTGGTGAATATGGTGGTTATTATCAATTACCAGATGCTAAAGAACAAGGTGATGTTAAACCTGAACAATTAAAAGCAATTGGGGAATATTATGCAAATCAAAATGAACAATAATTTAAAAACTTGTAGAAGTAATACTTATTTAATTCAAATTCACGGTTACTTAAGACACTGGTCACCTGATGACTATGTTCAAGAAGCGTCTAAAGGACCAGGGGAAAGGTTTTATGTAACAACTAGAGGTTGTGGCAGGTCAATTGGTACAAAAAGGTGTACCATATTGGCTTGTGGAATATTTTATTTACCTAAAAATCATAATGATGAAAAAAATGAAAGACATACTGCAGGAGGTTATAGATGGAAACTTAAATCCGTATGATTTATTAGATTTATGGAAAGGGAAACCTTTAGACCGAGAAGATATTGAGAGTTTTGGGTTTATTAAAGAAGACTCTGAGCGAAGTTCAGATGTGTATCTTTTTAATGGTGATGTAAAAGAATGTAAAATTATTATATCAGCGACTACTTTAAATTTGATTGAAATAGAGAGGTATAGCTGGAATAGGATGCAGATGATTATCAAAAACAAATCAGAGTTAAAACGAGTACTAACCCAAATCGGAGTGATATGACAAAGATGTTAAAATTTAAGCTTCCTAAAAAGGTAGTAAAAGAGTACAATGAAACTAATAAGGAAATAAGTAGATTGATGGGTACTCAGACTTATTATCAAATGCAAAGGGATGGTTCATTTAGAACTGTCCTTTTGCCTAAACGTAAATATAGTTTGGGTATAGATTGGGAACCATATGGTAAGAAAGGAACAATTACAATATTGTTTGAAGAAGAAAAGTTACGGTATGTAGAAACTACTATTCATATTCAAACTACAGCTAAGAATGATTTTGATAAAATAGTAAACAGTATTGCAAAATCTTATGATGCTCAAATATTTAAAGAAATATAAACTATGCATATAAATATTAAAAAAGGTAATGGGATTGTTATCCTAGACGGTGATGAAGCACGAGCTGTAGTTATAGCTCGTAGTACTCCTGCTAAAACAACACGTGCCATAGAGTTAGCTTTGTCTAACGAATTTGGAGCAGTAGGTGCAACTATACAAGCGTTAAAGTACTACAAGTATTTAGAACTGTATGAAATAAAAGTTCACCTATGGATTGCTACAGAAGGTGGTCCTCCAGATGTATATGACTTCACACTTAAAGAATCAAAAATTTACTAGATGAGAACTGCACCACCAAAAACAATAGAGCAAGTTGAATTAGAAATTGCTCAAACAAGAACTAGGTTAAAGATAGTCAGACGATCTGGAGACTATCACATAGAATCTCAAGTAGAGAGTGAGTTAATTGCTTTAGAGGAAACTTTGCTATTAATGAATGACCCATCCTGGTAATGTTTAGGAAGTGCTTATGTTTAATTACCTATAGTGGTTTGAATATAAATAGTGCATTACACTACACTATAATAAGTGATAAAGGTAAGTAGAAGAAGTTAAAATATACATTTATGAATTGGGAAGAACGAAAACACGAAGCACTAAAGCGAGCCGAAAATAAAATGAAATGGTCTCCAAAAAGACTAAAGATATTCAGATTATTAGGTGGTTGGTCGCAAAATGAATTTAGCGCAGTATTAGGAATACATCAAAGCACACTTGTAAATTATGAAAAGGATAGAGTTATATCTGACAAAGTAGTAATTGAAAAGCTAAATGTTTTTGCGAGCGAATTTAAAAGAAATAGAATAGGCGAGTTGATTAAAGAGATTGAATTTTTGGAAACATTTTAATTTCTTTTACTTGCGGTTATATTTACGGTTGCCTTTCGCAACTGGAATATAAAGGTTTATAAACAGTTAAAAACATTTATTAGTGCGACCTAATGCACTTTAACGTAATTAATAAAAATTGAAGCGATATGAAAGAACAAATTTTAGAGATAGCAGAAAAGCTACAAAAAGAGGAAATAAACGAATTTGAAGCAAGAGGTGAGCTTTTGTTTTTATTTGGTGTTAGCAAACGTGTTTTAGGAATAGAAAGCGTAGGCAGCCTTATAAAATCAATGCCGCTTGACCAAGCTATACATATAATTAAAAGCGACATAACAGGACAACCGCAAACGACAGTAATAGGTGGACAATTAGTTGTGGCACATGTTTGCTAACGAAAAAGCTATGGTGCGTATCCCGTAGGGTATGCAATATAGCGTGTGTTACCCACAGTACGGGTTATTTAGTAGAAACTTTAAAAAATAGAAATAATGAAAAATATAGATTGGACAAAACAACATTGCGGAGTACACCAAGCATCATTTGAGCAACTTGTAGAATTGATGCCTGACTTAGAATGCATCAAGGATTCTTTCCCTGAAAATGTAAACGATTTTACTTGGGATGTAAAGGTTCATATGTTGATGCCAAATCAATTCCCTTGTATCCCCAACTGGCATTTCGATAATGTGCCAAGATTGAATAATAAGCAAGACTTTGATGCTGTAAAACTTGACAAGCATATGTACTTATGGATTTCAAATGCACCATTTACGGAATTTAGAAAAGATGGTAAAACTTGGTTTGTTGAGCCTAAAACGTGGACTAAATTCACACAAAGAGACGAGCATAGAGGAACTATGAGTAATGACTTTCAATGGCGAGGATTCATTAGAGCAACACACCAAGACATTCTACCGCAGAATAAGAATGGATTAAACCCACTTAGGCGACACTCACAAGTGTACTTGGATTCAGGTAACTTCTCTTGGTAGTATTGTGGGTAACACAAAGATTAACTTTCGTTCGATAGAATGAAGTTAATCGACTGTTAAAAGCCGTCCTTAGATGGCGCAAAATTAAACCAATAACAACTATTAGAAATGGGGGGATTTGGCTAACGGTTTTGATGCGAGGTTGCAAACTCAATTCATTAACACCCTCGAATGGTGGCACAACATCCCCCGTTTCTAATAACAATAAAAAAAATAGAGATATGAAAAAGGAAGGAAGTTACTACGTAGACAAAAACAATAACAAATGGAATTGTAATATATACACAGAAGAACAAGCTATAAAGTATTCAGGTACTTTAATTAATTGTTATAATATGATTAATTGTTATAATATGATTAATTGTTATAATATGATTAATTGTTCAGATTGTTTAGGTTGTTCAGATTGTTCATATTTTAAAACGAATCCACAAAGAATAACTTCTCCCCAAATAGGAAGTAGAAATTCACAAACAACGTATTATTGGAATGATGAACATGAGCAAATTGTATGCGGTTGTTTTAAAGGTACTTTAGAAGAATTTAAAACTAAGATAAAAAAAACTCACAAAGATAACGAACATTCAAAGGCTTATTTTAATTGGATCGAAAGAGTCGAAAAATACGTAAACTATGAAAAAGGAAACGATTAAACTACTATTCTTTACTTTTGTGTTTGTTGTATTAACCTATGCAACTTTAAAAAGGGAAAAACAAGACTATTATTATTTAAGCGAATTTAAAAACGAAATAGAATGAAAAAATGTAAAGACAACTTAACTATTAAATGTGTTTATTTGATAGACCCTAAAGATGTTAAAGAAATGAGCAAAGAAAAAGGATTGGTTATGAAACGTAAATACGGTAAATTTAAAAGAGAGATAAAGCGAATTGATTATTAATAAATAGAAATAATGGCAAAAGAAGAAACTACCAAAATATACAAAAACCAGGCATTAAGTATAGCCGATGTTAGCAATAGTGCGAGGTATATAATTATTGACCAAAGCGTTTCAGCACATTGTTGTTTTGAATGCACAATAATTGATACAGCAGCAGGTAAGGAAGATTATGGAGATTATTGGAAACGCTCAATGTGCGAAACATTTGATAGAGCAGAAGCAGAAATTATATGTGATGCACTCAACAAGCATTGCTGCTAACTGATGGTAATATGAATTTTAAAAATTATGGACTATGAAAATAAAAATATTAAATACAAGACACATTAAAATACAACCGATAATTGGATTCGGATATTGGAAAGATATTTATAAAAAAGAAAAGGAGGGGATTAATGGCGTAACTCACAACTTTATAATACCTTTCATTAGAATACAATGGGGTTACTTGATAGCAGAAATTGAGTAATTTTTATTATTTATATTACGTGTTAGCATTAGCGAAGCGTAGTTTTAATTAATGCTAACGTGTTGTATAAGAACTGAAGCGGAAAGAATGATGCTACCCTCACGAATGCGGATAGCATCCAAACAATAACCAAACACCGATAAAGCAATAAACCGCTTTTGTTTTTAAACAGTGTTATAAATAGTAAAATTATGATGACAATATATTTTAAAAATGGAATGACTAAGGAAGTCATAAAGCAAATTGGTGAAGCAATAAATAAACGTGTGATTGAGGTTTGTGGTAAATTTCAAACATTTTCTGATGAGAATGGGGATTTGCTTTTGATTGTCAATTTGGACGAGGTTGTTTATGTTGCCTAACAACGGTTGAGTGCATGAGTAGTTTTACCCGATTTAAAATAACTAAAGATGGATTTAAGAGAAAAGTTTAAGAAAGAAAAAGGATATGGCGTGATGGCTGTTAGACAGGATTACGCAGGACAAAGACCTTATGAAGATGGTTTTTGTGATGACTATGTAGAATGGCTCGAAGCTAAGGTTAAAAATTTGAGTATATCTATTGTTAGCCAACGAAGTGAACTGTTATTAGCTTTTCTAAATGATGCAGAAGAGCGAATGAACATAGTTATGTTAGAACCTAAAGAAAAGACAATAGACGACTTTAGCTAATAATTGTGGCTAACGTACAGTTGTAAAGATAGTTTTTAACGAATAAATAACGAAGAAATGGAAACGGAAAGAGTAAACGAGGAAACAGAAGATGGTAACTATGTAATTGAGTTGTTTGACAACGAAAGAGGTAGGTGGGATTACATCACTACTGAATTTAGCATTTCAATTGCCACTTATGTAATGACGAATTTAAACAACGCAACCTCAAGGAATTGCCGTGTTTTAAGTAGAAGGAGTAAGAACATGGTTTTAGCACAAATCTAAGCCTAAAATTAACTTTACAACGTGTTATTGTGCGTTTTCAAATGCACCTATAACTACAATATAAACACACATTTACACAGGAACATTAAACAAAATAAAAAAATAAATTATGAAATGGTTAACTAAAACAAGATTGCTTAAAATAGCTTTGATTGTACTTGCTACAGTAGGGAATATATTATTTTACACATGGGGGTATCCTGAATCGGGTGCTAAGTATGCATGGGATACACATCCTTTATTTGCAGTGATGTGTCAATTTTTATTTCTTGCACCTATAAGTGCTTATGTTTATTTTACTAAAGAGGACGTATGATTTGGATTATAAGTATTGCATTCCTTCTAGCTGGATTAGCAGAGGGAGTGATGGATTGGTTACAGTTTAGATTACCTCTCCAAATTAAACATAAATGGGTATATCATCAATTTTGGGACCCCCGTATTTCGTGGAAAAACAAATGGGGATATAGTACTGTTACACCAGATAGATATGAGAAGTTCTTCCTATCAACTACTGTTTTAGTGTTCCTTACAGATGGGTGGCACTTAATGAAATGGTTTCGAAACAGATTTATAGACGTTGCTCTTATTGCAATGTTGGTGCAAGGAGACGTATGCATATGGTGGGCGTTTGCTTACATTATTATAATTAGAATAGCCTATGGGATAGGGTTCTATTTAACATTTAAAAAACTATGAAAAATATAATAGGAATATCAGGAAAAATAGGTTCTGGGTGAATACTTTTTTATGTATATTTGTTAAATGGAAACAACATTTATATACGGTTTAGTAGATCCCAGAACAGATGAAATAAGATATATTGGAAAAGCAAATGATATTCGACAAAGACTTAAAAATCATTTAAACCCTGCCCGATATAGACCTACTCATAAATTTAATTGGATAAGAAAATTAAGAAGGCTAAATATGAAACCATATTTAATAATCTTAGATGAAGTTCCTATAAACGATTGGAAATTTTGGGAAAAATTTTGGATACAATTAATTAAATCTTGGGGTTTTAATTTAGTTAATCATACAGAAGGAGGGGAGGGACTTACCTATGGGAATCAGACTTCTTTTAAAAAAGGGAATATTCCCTGGAACAATGGTACATTAAAACCAAAAATTTTAAAAGGTAATAGAGGTAAAACTATTGGTAATATTAAAAATCATTTTAAAACGGGTTCAGAACCTTGGAATAAAAATATAAGTAATTATAAACTAGGAGGATTAAAAACCTCTAGACACGTATTACAAATTGATAAAGAATCAAATAAAATTATAAACGAATATCTTGGCTGTAAAGAAGCTGCAAAAGCAATGAACTGTATTCCAGAAAATATAAGACGAGCTTGTGTAGGAAAATCTAAATCAGCAAAAGGTTATAAATGGAAATATAATGACAAATAAAAAAACAAAAAACAGCCCCAACCTTATCGGAATTTCTGGTAAGATTGGGGCTGGCTAAGGAAAAGACTTAGTAGGTACAATAATTCAATATTTATCTTGTGGAGAAACTGATGAATTAAGTTATGATGAATGGTATTCTTCAAATGCTTATTCTCGATACAATCAATTAACAGGAGATTGGGAAATCAAAAAGATGGCAGGTAAACTTAAACAGATTGCGTCTATTCTTACAGGTATTCCTATTGAGAAGTTTGAAGATCAAGAGTTTAAGAAAACTAAACTTGGTCCAGAATGGAATATGACTGTAAGAGAGTTCCTTCAAAGACTTGGTACAGATGCTATGAGAAACGGTTTACATACAAACGTATGGGCTAATGCTTTTTGGGTTGATTATTTTAGACATCCTAAAAATGGAGAACACATTATTAATAAAACTAGTAATCCTATTAATGTAGGTAAATGTCCAAATTGGATTATTACTGATGTTAGATTTCCTAATGAAGCTCAGTCTGTTAAAGAACGTGATGGATTAATGATTAGAGTTAATAGAGCACCAGAAAAAGTTCAAGTATCACATTTGGGAATGTTTCATCGACAAAAAGATGGTTCTTATAAAAGAATTGATGGTAGAATGATTGCTCAAGATACTTATTTTAAATCCTGGTCAGAACTTAAAAAAAGATTTAATTCCACAGGATTTGAAATGGTTGTAGGAGAACATCCATCAGAAACAGGATTAGATGATTATCAAGACTTTGATTACATCGTTGAAAATGATGGTACAATCAAAGACTTAATTGAAAAAGTTAGAGAAATATTAATTAAAGAAAATATTATATGACACGTTTTAAAGAAGTAGCTGGAGATTTGATTAAAAATTTCGAAAAAGATGAATATGATGCAATTGTACATGGTTGCAATTGTTTTCATATAATGGGTGCAGGCATAGCTAACCAAATATCCTTAAAGTATCCGCAAGCATTTGCAGCAGATAAACAATCTGATTGTGGTTCAATGTTTAAATTAGGTACGCTTACAATTGCTGATACAAGTAATGGTAAAATAGTTAATGCATATACTCAATTTTTACCAGGTGCAAATTTTGAATATTCTGCATTTTTAGATTGTCTTGAAACAATAAATGCAATTTTTAAAGGGAAGCATGTAGCTTTTCCTCAAATTGGTTGTGGAATAGGTGGAGGACAATGGCTTTATGTAGTTGATATGTTGAAATTGTATTTAAAAGATTTAAAACAAGTAACAGTAGTACATTATGATAACGGAGATGAAACAGTGGGTCAAGGACGAATTAATTTCCAACCCTAAACTTAGAGATAGTAATGAATTATTGTACTACAAGTATTTACAAAAAATAAATTACGATACTAGTAAATCAATTAAAGACTTTCTTAAAGATATGGAAAGTCGTAACATTAAATATGTAGATTCTATTGCTAGAGTATCACGATTAATTCAAGAAGAATGTCCTTATTTAAGAGGTAAAAATTGGAAAAAAAGAAAAGTTAAAAGTATTGAAGTAAAGCACGAAATCCTTGCAAATAAGTAAGGATTTTCGTATTTTTAACATGAGGTTAAAATCAATAAAACATAGTATATATGGGAAAATTAGTATTCGTTGTCGGTAAATCTGGCATGGGGAAGAGTACGTCATTAAGGAATTTAAATCCTGACGAAACGGTCATAATTAATACTGACCAAAAACCGTTACCTTTTAAGAAATTTGAAGAAAAGTATAATGAGGGTAAGGGTAACTATTTAAAAACGTCTGATGTATCAGAGGTAATTAAAAAACTAAAAGAAATTCATAAGAACCCTAAAATTAAAACAGTCATTGTTGACACTTGGTCAAGAATTATGACTGATTTTGTAATGAGTCCTGATTTCAGAAGCGATAAAGGGTTTGATAAGTGGGCAAAATTAAGTGGTGGACAATATGACTTGTTGGACACTATTAATGGTAGATTAAGAGATGACGTAATAGTATACCTATTTGCTCATCCTGAGACACATTATGATGAAAACGGTTACCCTAATGAGAGAATAGCTGTTCAAGGTAAGCAATTAGAGAAGTTTGCACCTGAAAGCTTTAGTTCAATTGTATTATATGCTGAAATAATAAAGTCACCTGGTAAACCTAATAAGCATATATTTAGAACCATTAGTTCAGGTGCAGATACTTGTAAAACTCCTATGGAAATGTTTGAAGATGCTGAAGTTGATAACGATTTAGTCGAAATCAATAAATGCATTAACGAATTTTATTAGGTAATTAAACCATTAAATTTTTTAAATAAACAAAGGTTAAACGAGCTTATCGTAATGGAAGAGTTGTCTTATTTAAAAAACAAAAAGACTTAATTAGCAACAAGTAGAAAAATTAATTAATTAAAAAATAAAACAAAATGAGTGAATTAACTTGGGGAGTACCCACACAAAGAAGAACAAGAGTAGAGAAATTTAGTACTCCTGTAGTAACAATGGCAGCAATTGAAGAAGGAAAAGGACGTAAGTTTTCTTTCAATAAAGCTGCAATCGAATTATTAGGGTTAATAGGAGGGGAGTCTCACATCTCTTTTGGTTTTGGAAACGATGGTACAATTGCTATTATGGCATCAGTTTCTGAAAACAATAACTCTTTCCCGTTAACTAAACAATGTTCAATAAGCAACAAAAAAACTGCTGAATACATTGCTAAATCCTTTAAATTAGATGCTTCTGTTGAGAATTATCTTCATTTAGAGTTATCAGAAGGACAGCCTTATGCAATAGTGTCTCATATATCTAACGATAATCAGCCTGAAAAAGCTTGTGAAACTGTAAGTGAACTTAATGCAGAAATGGATGATAGCTTTGTAGATAATGGACCAGATGAAGTAGATACCTTAATAGCGGATGCTGTAGAAGCGGAAGAAGAAGAAGTATCAGAAGAATGGGATTAATTAAATTTTCTTTAATTAATAAATAAATAAATAACAATTAATAAATAATATAATATGTCAATTAACTTAAATGATGAGTCGTATAGCGCAAAACAAGGAGCTGCTATATTTAATGGAGGAAACGCAGGATTGGTAGATAACGTTTCTATCTCAGTTGAAAAGAAAAAAGCTGATGATAAAAATACTGCCCCAGATTACAAATTAGTATTTACAGATGCGTCAGGTGCGTCATGTAACAATTCGTTTTGGTACATTACTGAAGATACTAAGTTTAGCACAGTTGACGAGCAAGTTATGAAAATGGGTAAAATCTGTAAGCATTTATTACATGCTATTTACGGAGCAGATTTCGAAATACCTGCCTTTGCAGATGCAAAAGCAATGTTGGACGGTACAATGAAGTTAGTGAGAGAAGGTTTACCTAATGCAGGTA